GACTATCGTCGGCGCACACGGAGGGGAGACTGGCAAAATCCAGTTGACACCCCTCCATTTTTTTGTTAAAATGACTAGAGGTATTTAAAAGGTATGACTGTAAAAGTTTTGCTATTAAAATCTGGAGAACAGATTGTTTCCGCTGTTAATGGAATGTATGACAAAGATACAAATGAGTTAAAGAAGTATCAGTTAGTTAAACCTTGCCAAGTAATTATAAATGGTGAGTTTAGAGTAACTGAACCTGGAGAAGAAGATCAAGAAAATCAAATGAGTGTCTCTCTTTATCCTTGGCCAGCATTAACAGAAGACACTGAAGTAGAAGTATTTGTTTCGGATACAATTACACTGGTAAATCCGAATTCAGATCTCAAAGAAATGTATGAAACACAGGTATTGAACAATGACGAAAGAGAAGACGGAACCGAATCTGATAAGGATGATTCTGCTGACTAATGGTCAGTTGTTAATTACAGAAATTGAAGAAATTCCTGGTGCTGATATTGGTGAGAGAGACTGTAAACTCACCAATCCTTGTTTAATGAATCAGTCAAGTGCAAGTATTGATGGACCTTGGATGCAAGATTACGCACCACCGGGGCACAACTGGTTTGAGATTCATTCAGATCAGATTGTGACAATGTTTAAACCCAGAGCAACACTTCTAGAAAAATACGCCGAAGAACTTATCAAATGAGGTTTTACACTAACGTGAAAATGATCGGGAACCGTTTCCTGGTCCGTGGTTATGAAAATGGTGAAAGCGTTAAGTTTAAAGAAGAATATTCTCCAACCTTATTTGTAAGATCTAAGAAAGAAACTGAGTATAAAACTCTCGAAGGAGAGTATGTTAAAGCAGTTCAACCCGGTTCTGTAAGGGAATCACGGGAATTTCTTGATGAGTATAAAGATGTCCATAATTTTCCTATCTATGGGCAGGAAAAGTTTATCTATCAATACATCTCTGACAAATATCCAGAAGATGAAATAAAATTTGATATTAGTAAAATCAAAGTTTATACTATTGATATTGAAACAACAACAGAAGAAGGATTTCCAGACCCTAAAGAATGTATTGAAGAAATTCTTCTAATCACAATTCAGGATTATAATACAAAGCAGATTACAACATGGGGAGTTAATCCTTTCGATAATAAGCAAGATAATGTTCAATATATTCAATGTGAATCTGAAAAGGATCTTCTTAATCAGTTTTTAGTTTATTGGGAAAATAATATTCCTGATATTATTACTGGTTGGAACATTGAGTTTTTTGATGTTCCTTATATTTGTGGTCGTCTTCAAAGAGTTCTTGGGGAAAAGAGAGCAAAAAGTTTTTCTCCTTGGGGATTGGTTACTCGACAGGAAGTTGAGATTTTTAATAAAACACAAGTCAAGTATGATCTTGGTGGTTTGTCTCAACTTGATTATCTTGCCATGTATAAGAAGTTTACTTATAAGGCACAAGAAACTTATCGACTCGATTATATTGCAAGTATTGAACTTGGTCAGAAAAAACTTGATCACTCGGAGTTTGAAACTTTTAAAGATTTCTATACCAACGGATGGCAAAAGTTTGTCGAATATAACATTATTGACGTAGAACTTGTTGACAGGTTGGAAGAGAAGATGAAACTTATCGAACTTGTTTTGAAAATGTCATTTGATGCAAAGGTAAACTTTGAAGATGTTTTCTATCAGGTTCGCATGTGGGATGCTATTATCTACAACTTCCTGAAGAAAAAGAACATTGTTATCCCACCAAATAAGAAAGAAGAAAAGGATGAAAAGTATGAAGGTGCTTATGTTAAAGAACCTATTCCGGGATCTTATGACTGGGTGGTGTCTTTTGACCTCAACTCCCTATACCCTCACCTCATTATGCAGTACAACATCTCGCCAGAAACTCTTCTGGATGAGAGGCATCCGACGATAAATGTCAATAAGGTTCTGAATAAAAGTTTAGACCTTAGTGAATACTCTGATTATGCTGTGTGTGCTAACGGTGCTATGTTCCGTAAAGATATTCATGGATTCCTTCCTGAATTGATGGAAAAGATATACAATGAAAGAAAAGGATATAAGAAAAAAATGCTCCAGGTCGAGCAAGAATACGTTGATACTAAAAACCCAGAGTTATTGAAAGAGATTGCTAAGTGGAATAACTTCCAGATGGCACGTAAGATTCAACTTAACTCTGCTTATGGTGCTGTTGGTAATCAGTACTTTAGATATTACAAGATTGAAAATGCTGAAGCAGTTACTCTTTCTGGTAAGGTTTCTATTCAGTGGATTATGAATGCGGTCAATGGATATCTGAATCGGATTCTGAAATCTGGCGATACTGATTATGTGATTGCTTCTGATACGGATTCTCTTTATATTACTTTAGGTCCTCTGGTCGATAAAGTTTTTAAAGGCAAAGAAAGGAATACAGAAAAGGTTGTCAACTTTATTGACAAAGCATGTAAAACACAGTTTGAAGATTACATTGAAAAATCTTATACTGAGTTGGCGGATTACGTAAATGCCTATGACCAAAAAATGGTTATGAAACGGGAGTGTATTGCTGAACGTGGAATCTGGACTGCAAAGAAAAGATACATTCTTAGTGTCTGGAATAGTGAAGGCACTAGTTACCTCAACAGTGGATATAAGTTGAAGGTTAAGGGTATGGAATCTGTCAAATCATCAACTCCAGGTGTTTGTCGTGAAATGTTGAAAAGTGCCTATAAGATTTTGTTGGAAGGAACAAATGATGAAGTTATTCAATACATTGAAGAATGTCGTGAACAGTTTAAAAAATGTTCAGTCGAAGAAATTTCGTTTCCCAGATCTGTATCAGATGTGGTAAAATGGAGATCGTCATCTACGATTTATCTTAAGGGAACGGGGAAGGGGTGTCCCATTCATGTGAGGGGAGCACTTCTCTTCAATCATCATATTAAAGAGAACAATCTGACTCATAAATATTCACTGATTCAGAATGGGGAAAAGGTCAAATATTGTTATTTGAAAATGCCAAACCTCATACATGAGAATGTAATTACATTCATTCAAGATTTTCCTAAAGAACTTGGATTAGAAGATTACGTTGATTATGACATTCAATTTACTAAAGGATTTCTTGATCCTCTAAAGATTATTCTGAATGCTATTGGATGGGAATCTGAGAAAACTGCGTCATTGATGGATTTTTTTGCATGATAAAACTACCCATAGATAAAAAAGAACTTGATATTATCATGGGATTACTTGAAAAAAGTAAAAGTGATAACTGGCATCTATGGGCAAAACTATGGTCTTATAAAATGAATGTGTTAAACAAGGAGTAATTATGGATTTTCTAAAAGATATTATTAAAGAAGTTGGTGATGAGCATACTAAGTTAGCTGCTGAGATTGATGAAACTGAAACATTCGTTGACACAGGTTCCTATATTTTTAACGGACTTTGTTCAGGTAGTTTATTTGGCGGGGTATCTGGTAATAAGATTACTGCCATTGCTGGCGAGTCTAGCACTGGAAAAACTTTTTTTAGCCTCGCAGTGGTTAAGAATTTTCTGGACACTAATCCTGATGGATATTGCCTGTATTTTGATTCTGAGGCAGCTATCACTAAGTCACTCTTAGAGAGTCGTGGAGTTGATCTAAACCGAACTGTTGTTGTTCCTGTAGTGACCATTGAGGAGTTCCGTGGTAAGGCACTCAAGATGGTGGACATGTATTTAAAAAAACCTGAAGAAGATCGTGCTCCTTGCATAATGGTCTTAGATTCTCTTGGTATGCTCTCAACGGAGAAAGAGATCACTGACGCCCTGAACGACAAACAAGTCCGTGACATGACCAAATCTCAACTGGTCAAGGGTGCGTTTAGAATGCTTACATTGAAGTTGGGACAAGCAAAAATCCCCATGATCGTAACCAATCACACCTATGACGTTATCGGTTCTTATGTCCCTACAAAAGAAATGGGTGGAGGTAGTGGACTCAAGTATGCATCCTCTACAATCATTCATCTCAGCAAGAAAAAAGAAAAAGATGGAACAGAAGTCATTGGAAATGTTATCAAGGCAAAGACTAATAAGTCGCGTCTGAGTAAGGAGAACAAAGATGTGGAAATTCGTCTTTATTACGATGAGCGTGGTCTTGATCGATATTACGGTCTTCTTGAACTCGGTGAGATTGGCGGAATGTGGAAAAACGTTGCTGGTCGATATGAGATAGATGGTAAGAAGGTTTATGCCAAAGCAGTATACAAAGAACCTGAAAAGTATTTTACTCCTGAAATTTTAGAGCAACTTGATGTGATTGCTCAGGGTG